CTATCTATTCGGTATTGGCGTGTTCTGTGCAAAGCGCCTAAATACTTGCGCTGCTTGATTAGCCTGAAGCCTCTCGTTGATATCAACAACGACCTCGGCTGTTTTGGCCTTGGTTAACTGAGTATCAGCCTGAGTTTCCATAGCTTCCGCCATCGTCTTAGCACTGACAGCCTGCTGGCCTTGCGTCTTCGCATTCAGGTTCGCGGCCTCGGCTATCTGCTGCTGTGCAGCCGCTGCAAGCAAGTCCTGATTCGGGTCTTTCTGCTGTTGTGATTGCTCGAGCATTTCTTTCTCGTCGTCAGTCTCGGCATCAACCAGTCCAGACTTGATCATGTTCATCCGGTTCAGCTTCTTCAAAGGCTCTAAACCTGTGCCGCGAATATTATTTATCCACATCGAAATAGCTGGGCCTTGCAATGGGTCACCTTCGGGTAGCTTCTCAATCAGTCGTTCAATCGATTCAACGGTGGCCTCCTGCTGCGTTTCGTAGGACTGACCGACATCGACCGTAGTGCTGAACCGACCGCGTGACAGGTCATTGATGTTGATTGCGTTGCCGTTCTGCGTGTCCAGTGATACCTGGTTAAGCTCAACGGTTCGCAATGTACCGTCAGCACTAATAGCCTTCTTCATCATCGAACGCGTGTATAAATCACCCGCCTTTGACCGATACACCCTGCCCACTTGAGCCATCGACTGGACGATGTTCTCCATGATGAACTGGGTGCTTAAGTTATGACGTTGGATTAAAGCATTCACTGCCTTACCCGATACGTCAGGGTTCAAAGCGTCTTGATTGTCACCTGACTTTTGCAATAGGTGATTAGTGATCATACCAATCGCAGCCATAGCCGACTGGTCAACCATCGGCGGATCGATGCGACCAACCGGGCCAGCAGCAATCAAGTTACCGTTATCATCCATTGCAGGGTTAATGACTTGATACGCCTTGTCGGTATTATCCGCAAGCTCGTTCTCATGGCCTTCAACCTGGTCATTCAAGTAAAGGTTAATACTATTCGCGCTAGCCGCTGAGGTCTCAGTCAGTTGGCTTATCAGCGTATTCAACGCTCGATTGCCGTCCATCAGCTTACGAACTAATCCCCAGTAATACTCCTTGCCGCCAATAAATACACGGTAAGCATAGATAGGAATGATTGGTAGATACTTACCCGCAATCCGCTTGGGCTTCTGCAGAAACTCCTGACCTGTGAAGATAGACTTCTCAACAATCTGCCGCTTGATCTGACGCTCTCGAACAAACTCCCAGCCCGTAACCTCAAGCTCGCCCTTGACGTCTTCCAGTTCATCCAATGGATAAGCACGGATCTGGTTAAGCTCGACATTCTGCCAGACAGACACATCTTCCTTGATCTGCTTGATCTCATACCGTTCAGCGACATAGACCTGCTCGACTGAATGCCAATCCAGTGCGCTCTGGTAGTCCGTAGTAGGCGTGAACGCGCTAACCTCTGCCGTATCAGGGTACTTGGCCTTGAACGCCTTAGGCGTGAATCCTGTGAGCTTCCGTGACCCATCGTGAGTCTGATTTGTTCGCCTCTTCCGCATTCGCTTCGAATAGAACGTGATCGTGTGCGCTGTGGACCGTCTTCCAGATAATCTCCTGGTTGTCGTTCTCAGGGTCTTCTTCATCAACAAACTGCTCGGACAACTGAATAGCACCGAAGCCACAAGTAGCCGCCTCGAACACTGCGTTATCCTGTGACGGCTTGCCACCGTTCTCCCTGAAGTCACCACGATAGACACCCGTTAACAATTCAGCATCGTCGTCGGTCGTCTTCATGTCGTCGGGTTCGTATATTACACCCGCTCGGTTCTTCGTCTGCTCACCCACAAAGGTAAACAACCGCTCTGAAGTCATGTCGAACTCAAGTCGTGCCCGGTCGCTGTTCTCGCTGTGGGTCTTCTCTAAGTAGTCCTCCCACATTCCCACCCGTAACACCGATGAAGCGGATGTTCTTTGTTCGCATCACGTATCTGTCTTTTTCGTTTACCGCGTAATCATCGCTGGCATCCTGCATAAACTGGGCAAGGTCTTTGCTTTTCTTTCTCGGACATATCCATCAGAAATAACCTTTAGCCTTGGGGATCACGGTTTGTTTGTGGTCTTTGATTCGTTTCGTCATACTCGGGAATAGCTCCGTAATTGCCCATACAAGCGCATCTACTCTGTCAGGACTGTAGCCCTGTGACTTCCTATCAAAGTCGCTTGTGAATGAAACCATCTGATCCTCTAAAGTATCCAATGAGCCTACATCGATCCGGACTCTGCCTTGCTCATAGAGCGCCGCAATTGGCTCAGCCCTTGTGACCTTGCCCCTTGATGCTTTGACCTGCTTGACGTTAACGTGAGCGTCTACAGATCGAATAGTGTCTTCAACCATATCACCGCCGTTATTAGACTCAGCGACAATCACATCGGCAGACTCAGACCGGAACAGACTCACAGCCTTCTTACCCCATTGATTCGGAGACATACGGCCACTCTCATCAGCCCAAACATAAGCCTCACCATCGACGCCTTTACCAGCGCAGACAATACCAGTCTCATCTGAACCTTCATTGTTTGTTACCGATGGATCTACCGCGACCACCACCCTTTCCATATCAGGCATGGCGTTAGGGCTCTTGCGGGTTTCGTCAATATTTGCCCTTGTCCATAAAGCACCCGGCATATCATCCAGAAGTTCGGCGTTAAGCTCTTGCCGTCCTATCCTGGTGCCTTCGTACTTCGTAATGATTGAGTCAAAGAATGACGGCGCGAGGTTCGCCTTGTTGTCGTAGGTAGACCCACTTGTTACAACTGATCGAGGGTCCGACATAATATCCTTTAGTATCTTTAGCGGCCTCGGTGTCGTGGTTACAATCGCCTGTGGAAGCTTGCCCAGCCTCAAGCCAAACTTAGCCTGGTCCCATGCGTCCATGTAGCGCCACGATGCAAGCTCATCAGCCCATATCTTTTCATGCTGCTTACCCCTCAACCTGTCTGGCTTGTCTGCTGTGAAGATTAAGGACGTTGCACCATTAGGCCACTCAAGCTTTGATTCGTGCTTCTTGTAGTAAGGTCGTTCATCACGAGGACAGATGGACATAATGCCACTCTCACCTTCAACCATGATGTCTCTAGCGTCGTCTGACGTGGCCCCTATGAGGTTAACGTACTGGTTCGTCTTAACCCACTCCCTGACCGCTTCAGCACCTGTACGGGTCTTACCGAAGCCTCTACCAGCAAGGATCAACCAGTATGACCAATCGCCCTCTGGTAGCTCTTGTGCGGGTCGTGCAAGGAATCCTGTCCATTGATACAACAAACCTTCAGCATCTACATCACTTAATGCGTTAAGGATCTCGTCCCTGTCCGGCATTGCCGCCAGTTGATCAAGCAGACTTAGATTCGATGATCTTTCTAAGTGCATCGACTGCGCTCATGTCTTTGGTTTCAACTGTGGCGTTAACATCCTGCTCTGTTTTATCCTTCCATCCAAAGTTGTTCTTCAGGTTGAAAATAGCCCCTGTGACATTGTTACCACCTAACCTTTGCTCAAGTGATATCTCAATTCTTTGCCTTGCCCTTTTTATAGTGGGAAGAAATGCATCCTTATGAGCGTAGTCAACAAAGGCTCTGCGGCTCATTCCAAGCACATAAGACAGCCCTGCCACTGTTGGTATCAAGTCCTCTATGTCACTCACCACCAACAAGTCATCGCCGTCTAAATCTTCAAGTAGCTCGGTCTGCATTGTTTGATGCACCCTACAAGCGAGGAAGTACAGATCGATTACCCGTTGCATTGCTTCTGGCGTCTTGTACTTAGGTGGTCTGCCTACAGGCATTGATCCCATCACACCCACCCCTTAGCAACATACAATTTAATTGGCTCGCCCAGGTCTTCGTCAGCGTCTACAGCATTGGGATAGATGAACCATTGCCCTACTGCTAGATCAGTTGTCTCTAATGCCGTTAGCGTGCCGATAAACTTACCTTCGTAGTAGTCCATTCCACGAGTGATAGCAGGCGTGTCACCCGGGTATTGCATAACGGAGAATGTAGTCGCAAACGCCTCTACGTCAGAACCTGATATACCGAAATCAAATTCAAATGTGTGGCCTTGCCTTAACGCTGTTAATCACGAATTATTCCTTTTGCTGAATGTCATGCTTCTGCCTCGATTACCTGAACCAGTAGCCCTGCCGCTTTGACCGCCGGTAGCTGTTCTATTTCTGTCTGAGCTGATTGCGTTGCGCTTAACCCCCCACCTTCGGATAACTCTG